GAAGCCAAAGACGAAGAAGGACGCCGCGAGGCGAAAGTCTTTCTGCTCTCGCATGGAAGGCATGAAGAAGAAGCTTACTTCAGCCAAGACAGCGAAAGACCCGAACAGCCGTATAAACAAGAGCCTTAGATCATGGAACTGCTGATATGAGTAGCGACGTAAAAAGCATAGCTGACGCCGCCGCTGCGGCTACCGCAGTTGGCACAGTGATGGAGGTCATCCCTTCTATCGCTGGTGTTTTTACTATTGTTTGGCTTGGTATCCGCATTTGGGAAAGCCCCACGGTGCAGGGTTTGGTTGGTAAGGTTAGGAAGAAAGATGCCAGCCAAGAGTAAGGCTCAGCAAAAACTTATGATGGCTGCGGCGCATAACAAGGCTTTTGCTAAAAAAGTCGGGGTGCCACAAAGCGTAGCCAAGGAGTTTATTGGGAAAAGCAAGGGCGGCTCGGTCAATCGCATTGGTCGAGCTGTCATGCCTTCTCGCCGCGATCCTGACATTGGCAAAATGATTAAGCAGGTGAAAGTGCCTACTAAGAAACGGAGAACGTAGATGGCTACTTCAGGGACGGCTACGTTTAATTTAGACTTTGACGATATCATTGAAGAGGCATATGAGCGGTGTGGCTTAGAGACCCGTACGGGCTACGATATGCGCACAGCTCGTCGTTCCCTGAGTATTATGTTGATGGAATGGGCCAATAGGGGGCTGAATCTGTGGACTATTGAGCAGCGCTCGGTTACCTTGGTTGCGGGCACAAACAGCTATAACTTGCCGCAGGATACCGTTAATATCTTGTCCGCTGTTGTAAGAACAGGCTCAGGCTCTACCCAACAGGATATTACTCTTGACCGCATAAGCCAAAACGAATACTTACATTTACCTGACAAAAACACGCAGGCTCGTCCCGCTCAGTACTTCCTGCAGCGTACTACGACGCCGGTTTTATTTGTATATCCTGCCCCCGATGCTTCCAGCACCTACACTTTTCAGTATTACGCAGTGCGGCGTATTGAGGATGTTGGAGCATTCACTAATACAGCGGATGTAGTATTTCGTTTCATGCCCTGTTTAGTTGCAGGGCTTGCTTACCATATTGCCCTGAAAAAGGCTCCAGACCGCATAGTTGTGCTAAAACAGCTATATGAGGAGGAGTTTGCTAGGGCGGCTATGGAAGATAGGGATACGGCTAGTGTCTATTTGACGCCTGAGATAAGTGTAGGGTAAAGCATGGGCAGCGGCTTTGCGCTTGGCAAAAACGCCCTTGCAGTATGCGACAGGTGTGGCCTTCAGTACAGATTCCTTGATTTAAAAAAGGAATGGACCGGTTTTAAGACCTGTCCAGAGTGCTACGAGCCAAAACACCCCCAGCTTGAGCCAAAGCGTAATATTAGCGATGCCATAGCGCTACGGGACCCAAGACCAGACCAGCCAAGCGTCTTGGATGTATATGTGGGGGCTCCTGCTGATTCAGCTTTCTTGAGCATTGGCATGCAGCCTGTGCCCTTGAATAAACCGCTGGTGTCGGCGATAATGCTAGGGACCGTCACGGTCACAACGGGGTGAAGTGCTTTGAATTACTCTGAACTCACTACAGCTATTCAGGACTATACGGAAAATACGTTTACGTCCACGCAGCTTGCTACTTTTGTAGAACAGGCTGAACAGCGTATTTTCAATATGATCCAATTCCCGTCGTTGCGCAAAAACGTGACGGGCACTACTACGGCAAGCAATCGGTATCTTGGATGCCCGACGGACTTTTTGTCGGTGTATTCAATGTCCTTGGACACCGGTTCGGGGTCCTTTGAGTTTTTGCTGGACAAGGACGTAAACTTCATTCGTCAGGTGTACCCCAATCCGTCGTCCACCGGCACCCCAAAATATTATGCTTTGTTTGGCCCTCAATTTGGGGATGAAAAGGAGCTGTCCTTTATCCTAGGGCCTACGCCTGATGCCAACTATTCGGTTGAGCTACATTATTTCTATTACCCCGAGTCGATCACAACTGCTGCTTCTGGTCAGTCTTGGCTAGGGGACAATTTTGATCCGGTTCTGCTCTATGGTTCTTTGGTAGAGGCATATACCTTTATGAAGGGCGAGGCAGATTTGTTGAGTCTGTACAACGGCAAGTTTAACGAAGCATTGCAGATGGCTAAACGTCTTGGTGATGGTTTGGAGAAGCAGGATGCTTACCGTTCAGGCCAACCAAAAGTACCTGTAAATTGAGGTAAAAGATGGCCCTAACTCAATCAGTCGCTACAAGTTTTAAGGTCGAGTTGATGAACGCAGTTCACAACTTTACCAGTGACACGTTCAAAATTGCTTTGTATACCTCTTCTGCCACATTGGACCAAACTGTGACTGCGTATAGCGCCACCAATGAAGTGAGCGGCACGGGATACACGGCTGGTGGAAACACCTTGACTGTTTCTGTGGTTCCGACTTCGGCAAACAATTCTTCGGGTATTGGCACTGCTTATATCTCGTTCAGCAACACGACATGGCCCGGGAGTACTATTACTGCCCGTGGCGCACTTATCTACAACAGCAGCCAAGCCAACCGTGCCGTTGCTGTTTTAGATTTTGGGGCCGATAAGGCTACTTCAAACGACACGTTCGCGGTCAATTTCCCGACTGCTGATGCCAATTTCGCCATCGTGCGGATTTCTTAACAGGAGTTCAATATGTACTCAGAGCATAACAAAGCCGCCGATACCACTGATGCGGGTTTGATTCGTAATACTCAAGCTGCAGAGCGGATGGGCGCAGGCGGTGTTTTCACTGTCAAATGCCACGATGCCGAAGGCAATTTGAAGTGGGAAGATTCGTTTCATAACCTTGTGGTCAATGTTGGCCTTAAGGACATGAATGACAAGTATTTTAGCGGCTCAAGCTATACCGCTGCTTGGTACTTGGGTCTTGTGGATAACGCAAGTTTCTCGGCATATGCTGCAGCGGATACTTTGGCTTCGCATGCTGGTTGGCTGGAAGAGACTTCTTATTCTGGTAACCGTCCAGCGGTGACGTTTGGTTCGGCGACCACTGCTGATCCTTCGGTTATCACCAACTCTGCTTCGCCGTCGTCGTTTTCTATGACGGGCAGCGCGACCATTCGTGGGGCGTTTTTGGCTAGCGCAGCTACGGGCACCTCGGGTGTTTTGTTTTCAGCGGGTGACTTTACGGGTGGCAGCAAGACGGTTGCAAACGGCGATACGTTGAGTGTTACCTACACCTTCTCGCTTGATGCCGCATAAGGGGTAATTCATGGCAGCTCAATTTACCAAAGGCCAAACGGTTCAATATAACGGCGTGATGCCGGTTGGGCCAGTGTTGGCTTTCCGCATGGAAGAAGACGGTACTATTTTCTGTCTGGTCGAATGGATGGACGCTAACGGCAACACTCAACAACGCTGGTTTCCAGAGAGTGAACTGATCGCCGTTTCTTAAGCTAAAAGGAGGGTTTGGTGTTAGGAATAGCCCCGTTTTCAGCAGCGCCATTCTCCTCTTTAGCGGGGAATACGTTTACTGTTGACATTGCAGAGTCTGTGTCCGCCACGGCGGCTCAGGCTGTGTCGGCTATTTTTTCGTCTTCTCTTTCTGAGACCTCCAGTGCTTCTGATGCACAGTCGCTTCGGGCAGATTTTGTATCGTCATTGTCTGAATCTGTAACTGCTTCGGATAGCTTAAGTGCCACGGCGGACTTTGTTGCTTCTTTGTCAGAGCTTGTCTCCGGCACGGCTACTTTTTCTGCTCAAGCGGATTTTGTGTCGGCTTTTGCCGATTCTGCAACGGCTTCATCAACAGAGGCAGCTTCCGCTGCTTTTGTTTCTGCTTTGGCTGAAGCGGCTACTGGGAATGATGCCCAAACCGTTTCAGTAGCTTTTAATGCTGCGGTTGCAGAAACGATTTCTGGAGATGACATACCGACGGCTACGGCAGATTTTGTTGTGGCTCTTTCTGAGTCGGCAACGGCACAGGATGTGGTAGCGGCGGTAGCGGCGTTTGTTAGTAGTTTGAATGAGGCTGTGGCGTCTGACGCTACATTTGCGTGTAGCGCTGCTTTTGTTGCGGCTATAGCTGAAGACGCGGATATTTCTGATTCGATTATTGGCGGATTTTTTGCCACTGCTAATCAGGATGAGAGTTCGGAAGCGTCCTCAACGCAGGCTTTGTCGGCCACTTTTAATGCTCAGAGGTCTGAGTTTGCCAACGCTATTCCAAGTCTTAGCGCATTTAAGATTGTGACGACCAATGTCACTGGGGTCCAATTGACTGTGAATCTTGGGACAATATTGATTTGGGCTCAGATTGATGACACCCAGTCGCCAAATTGGTCGCAGATTGATGATACGCAGTCTTCTGGCTGGGTACAGATTGACGATAGTCAGACCCCGGGCTGGTCATAAGGATACAAAATGGCTTTCGTATTAGCTGATCGGGTAAAAGAAACCACCGCTACCACGGGGACGGGCACGGTTACGTTAGCGGGGGCGTCGGCTGGATATCAGTCCTTTTCTGCCATTGGTGACGGAAATATCACCTATTACACCATTGTTGACCCGGTTGCCGGGGACTGGGAAGTAGGTATTGGCACGTATACCGCCTCTGGCACTACGTTGTCTAGGGATACCGTTTTAGATTCCAGCAACTCGGGGTCGGCGGTCAATTTTGGGTCGGGTAGCAAAGATGTCTTTGTGACTTACCCGGCAGGGCGTTCGGTTATTGGTGGTATGGGCTACATTGAGAACAAGGCCACGGTGACTGAATCTTCAGCAATCAATACTGGGCATAACGCCATTAGCGGCGGGCCGGTGACCTTGGATAGTGGGGTTACGGTGACGGTGCCTAGTGGAAGTGTGTGGACTATTGTATGAGTCTGATGTACCATACGCAGGGCGGACGCCCATTTTTAGGGGGTAAAAATGGCTTATACCAGTAGCCTCAGGCTAGAACTTCCAGCAACCGGCACTTTGTCGGGTACGTGGGGGGAGCGTGTTAATGAGGGTATTACCAAGCTGCTTGATGCGTCGGTAGCTGGCACCGCTGCGGTCACTCATAATGATTCGGCGGATTACACGCTAACGTCTGTCAATGCTGCGTCAGATGAAGCGCGGCAGATGTTTTTGAACATTGGCGGCACTTTGACGGCGGCTCGTAATGTAATTTGCCCCTCGGTATCTAAACTATATTTTGTCAAAAACGCCACTTCTGGCGGTTTTGCTGTAACACTTAAGACTTCAGCAGGAACTGGGATTGCTATCCCTAATGGTGACATTGCGGTTTTGTATTGTGATGGCACGAATGTTGTCAATGCCATATCCAACTTTACGGCGCTTAATATAGCCAGCGCCAATATTGATGGTGGGACGATTGATGGCACTGTTATTGGTGGAACC